AAGCAAAAAACCTATCTAATACTAATAAAATAATATATTTATATATAAGAACAAGTGTTGTTCTGGTTTTTGCAAAGTCAGTCTGGGAAATTTTCTTTTTTACTTTTTGGGTGAAGTTGAGTTGGGTGAACCCGACAAAACCGTGGGTGATATTCAGAAAGCCAAAGACAAAGAGACAGGTTTTAGTGATCTGAACGATGACAGGTTTACTTTGCTTGAGTGCCACGTTGATCTTGACCTCAAAGGCTTTGAAGATGAGGATGATGGTGAAGCTACAGGCATTGCACTGCCGTACGTGGTGACTTTGATTCGCGGTACAAATGATATCTTGGCTATTCGCCGTAACTGGAACGAAGATGACCCACTCAAACTTAAGCGTCAGCACTTTGTGCACTACCAATATATTCCGGGCTTTGGAGCTTATGGCTTCGGGCTGTTCCATCTTATCGGGGGCTTTGCTAAATCCGCTACATCCCTCATGCGGCAACTCATCGATGCAGGCACGTTGTCCAACTTGCCCGGTGGTCTTAAATCCAGAGGACTGCGCATCAAGGGAGATGACACACCCATCGCACCGGGTGAATTCCGAGATGTAGATGTAGGCTCAGGCACGATACGCGACAACATTCTGCCGCTTCCATACAAAGAGCCAAGCCAGACGTTGTACACGTTGCTTCAAAACATTGTGGAAGAAGGCCGCAGGTTTGCCGCCACTGCTGACATGAAGGTCAGTGATATGAGTGCGCAGGCTCCTGTGGGAACCACGTTGGCCCTGCTTGAGCGCCAGCTTAAAGTGATGACAGCGGTGCAAGCCCGTGTGCACTACGCACTGAAACAAGAATTGGGCCTGCTTAAAAACATTATCCGCGACTACACGGATGATACATACACGTACGAGCCAGAGGGCGACGATGGCCCACGCGCTAAACAATCAGATTACAACCATGTAGATGTAATTCCTGTGTCTGACCCCAATGCGGCCACCATGTCCCAACGTGTGGTGCAGTACCAAGCGGTCATTCAGATGGCGCAGATGGCTCCGGACATTTACGACTTGCCGCAGTTGCACCGCAACATGCTTGAAGTGTTGGGTATCAAAAACGCAGACAAGCTTGTACCCTTGCTTGACGATCAGAAACCAAAAGACCCTGTGTCTGAAAACATGGGCGTGCTCAAAGGCGAACCGATTAAAGCGTTTGAACAGCAAGATCACGTTGCACACATTGCCGTGCACACCAGCATGATGCAAGACCCAACTGTGATGCAGTTGATTGGACAGAATCCCAAGGCTCCTCAGATTCAAGCGGCGCTGACTGCTCACATCGCAGAGCACGTAGGGTTTAATTACAAGTTGCAGTTAGAAAAACAATTGGGCATGACACTTCCAAAAGAAGACGAGCCACTGCCAACAGAAGTTGCCAACGCAATGGCTGGCATGATGGCGCAAGCGGCACAGCAAATGTTGCAACAAAATCAAGCGCAGGCTCAGCAACAACAAGCGCAGCAACAAGCACAAGACCCGCTTATCCAGATGCAACAGCAAGAGTTGCAACTCAAGCAAGCCGAGATGCAGGTCAAGCAACAAGAAGTGCAAGCCAACATCCAGTTGGGACAACAGCGCTTGCAACTTGAAGCGCAGAAAGCGCAACAAGACTTCCAGCTTAAACAACAAGCCGCGCAGTTGGATGCCCAGAAGATGGTGGCTGATATGACTGCCAAATCTGACAAGCTAGAGTTGGATACTGAGAAGATGCGCAGTGACAAAGAACTTGAAGGTATGCGCATCGGTGCGCAGATCAACGAGAGTAAATCCAAGCAGCAGTTTGACCAAGAGCTTGCGGGTGTAAAGCTAGGCTCTGAAATTTCTAAGAGACAAAAAGAAATGGACATGCAAGCTCGCACTGCGTCTTTGCAGTACGCAGAAAAAAACCAACCACAAGGTAAGGAACCCAAATGATTCAAGAATTCGCATCCGTATTGCGCGACAAAATACGTACTGACATGAACAACTACGCCGATGATTTGGCGGGGGGCGCGTGTCGCACATTTGATGAGTACCAAAAACTCTGTGGGATTATTTCGGGTCTAGCCCTTGCAGAGCGTTATCTCCTTGACCTGCTACAGAAAGTTGAACAAGCTGATGAGTGATCTTGATCTCTCCCCCGGTGCTTTTGCACTGCCTGAACCCATCCAACCTCTGGATGCTCCTGAAGCTACTGATGAGCAAAAGGCCACGCAACTTCCCATCCCCACAGGTTGGAAGATTCTTTGCGCCGTGCCTGACATCTCTGAACGAGTTGACGGTACAAGTCTGGATTTAATCCGACCTATTGAGGGTATGCGCCAAGAAGAAACAGCAACCACTGTGTTGTTTGTTTTAAAAGTTGGCCCCGATGCGTACAACGACACCGCCAAGTTTCCTAACGGAGCATGGTGTAAAGAAGGTGACTTTGTGTTAGTACGTACTTACTCCGGCACAAGATTCAAAATCTTTGGCAAGGAGTTCCGTCTCATCAACGACGACCAAGTTGATGCTGTTGTGCAAGACCCCCGCGGTTTAACCCGCGCTTGAAAGGAAGAAAATGGCTGAACCCTATAAGTTTCCAGATGAAGCTGAGAACAAAAATGAATCAGCATCTGCGGATGTTGAGATAGAGATTGTTGATGACACACCTGAGCAAGATCGTGGCCGCAAACCACTAGATCGTGAAGTTGCCGATCCAACCGATGACGAAATTGAGAATTACTCTGAGGGCGTTAAAAAACGCATCAAGGAGCTTACTCACGCCCGTCACGATGAGCGTCGTGTTAAAGAAGCCACGATGCGCGAGAAACAAGAGCTTGAAAGAATGGCCCAGCACCTGTTGGCCGAGAACAACAAGCTTAAACAATATGTGAATAGTGGTGAACAGCAGTATGCCGCCACTATTCAGACTGCTACAGAAGCTGAGCTAAACGTGGCTCGTAGAAAGCTTAAAGAAGCCCATGAAGCATTTGACACAGATGCAATCATTGCGGCTCAAGAGGAGTTGGCAGATGCAAGGATGCGTTCAACAGCCGCAAAAAATTTCAAGCCAACCCCTTTACAAATTGATTCTGATGTTGTACAAACTAGTCAACAAGTACCCGAAGCCGCCCAACCGGACGATAAAACACTGCGCTGGCAGGCAAGAAACCAGTGGTTTGGACAGTCAGGGTACGAGGAACTCACCAGCTTTTCACTAGGGCTGCATCAAAAACTAGTGAACTCGGGAATAGACCCCCGCTCTGACGAATATTTCGAGCGCATTGATGCTCGCATGAAAGCTACGTTTCCCGATATTTTCGGAGGACAAAGCAAGCCGAAGTCCGGCGATGGTTCTAAAAAGCCTTCCACGGTTGTTGCTTCTGCAACTCGTTCAACAGGCGTAAAAAGGATCCAACTAAGCCCAACGCAAGTAGCGTTAGCTAAAAAGTTTGGTTTGACCCCGCAGCAATATGCTGCTCAAGTAGCGAAGTTGGAGAATTGAAATGGCTGAAACCAATGACCGCTCAAATCGTGACAGTAAGTCACGCGATAAATCTGCTCGTTCGGTATACGTACCCCCGAGCAATTTGCCCGATCCGACACCTGATCCAGATTACACGTTTCGCTGGGTAGCGACTCATGTGCTAGGTCAGCCATTAGCCAACAACGTGTCCTTACAGATGCGCGATGGTTATGAGCCGGTGAAAGCAGTGGATCATCCAGAATTGGCATTGTTTGGTAACAACGCAAGCGGCAATGTGGAAATTGGTGGGCTGATGCTTTGCAAAGCTCCCAAGGAACGCGTTGAAGCTCGCGCTGAGTATTACAACAAGCAAGCTCAAAACCAGATGGATTCAGTTGACAATCATTTCATGCGAAATAATGACCCTCGGATGCCCTTGTTTGCTGACCGCAAGTCAACAACAAGTCGCGGAACAGGATTTGGTTCTGGTTCTAAATAATTTATAGGAGTCTTTATGGCTTATCCAACGGTAGACGCCCCCTACGGGCTAAAACCTGTAAACCTAATTGGTGGACAGGTATTCGCAGGCGCAACCCGCCTGATGCAGATTGCTAGTGGCTATGCCACTAGCATTTTCTATGGTGACTTGGTAAAACGTATTTCTGATGGAACTATCGAAAAGGACACTGGCACAACAACTGCCACGCCTTGCGGTGTGTTCTTGGGTGTTCAGTTTACCAATGGTTCAACTGGTCAAGTCCAGCAACAGCAATTCTATCCAGCAAGTCAGTCTATCAAGTCTGGCACACAGATTTTTGCTGTGGTCGCTGATGATCCTGATACGCTGTTCCAAGTAGTTTCTTGTTCTTCTGG